ACATGGGGCATCCCGCATTTAGTGGATTGCTACTGCGACATACAACAGAAGAACTAAGAGAACTTGTATTTAAGTCGCAGGAGTTGTACCCAAAAATCTGGCCGGGTATCAAATGGTCAGAGAGAAAAATGCAGTGGACTGCACCATCTGGCGCAAGGTTGTGGATGTCATATCTTGATAGGGATGATGATGTCTTGCGTTATCAGGGTCTAGCGTTTAGCTGGATAGGGTTTGACGAATTGACTCAGTGGGCCACACCCTACGCTTGGAATTACATGCGTTCACGTCTACGGTCCACTGCACCTGACTTGCCTATCTTTATGAGAGCCACAACTAACCCCGGAGGAAGAGGTCATCACTGGGTTAAGAAAATGTTTATTGACCCTTCACCGTATAATAGAGCCTTCGATGCCACAGATAGCGAAACAGGAGAGGTACTGCGATACCCTGCAGGACACGAGAAGGCTGGAAAGTCTTTATTTAAAAGGCGGTTTATCCCAGCACGATTATCAGACAATCCTTATCTGGCAGAGTCGGGTGACTACGAAGCAATGCTGCTTTCCATGCCAGAGCAACAAAGACGCCAACTCCTTGAAGGTGATTGGGATATTAAAGAAGGTGCGGCTTTTACGGAATTTGACCGTAATATTCATGTTGTTGAGCCTTTTGATATTCCTCACAACTGGGTTAAGTTTCGCGCTTGTGACTACGGTTACGGTAGTAAGTCTGGTGTTATTTGGTTTGCTGTTGCACCTAATGAACAGCTTGTGGTATATAGAGAACTTTACGTTTCTAAAGTCCTTGCCGCAGACTTGGCAGATATGATACTTGAATTAGAGGCAGGTGATGGAACTATTAAATATGGTGTGCTGGATAGCAGTCTTTGGCATAAGCGTGGTGATACTGGACCGTCTCTTGCGGAGACTATGATTGCACGAGGATGCCGCTGGCGTCCATCAGATAGAAGCCGTGGTAGCCGTGTAGCAGGTAAGAACGAAATACACAGGCGTTTGCAGGTAGATGAATTTACAGAGGAGCCTAGACTTGTATTCTTTAATAGCTGCACAAATACAATATCGCAGTTACCAGCCATCCCGCTTGATAAGAAAAATCCAGAAGACATTGATACGAATAGTGAAGACCACTTGTATGATGCCTTAAGATATGGTATAATGTCCAGACCAAGATTTAGTATATTTGATTATGACCCTATGGGAAGACCAAGTACAGGTATGCGTGTAGCAGACAGCACATTCGGATATTAAGGAAAACATTATGGCTGAAGAAGAAATTATGATTGAAGACGATGCAATTGCACTAGAAGACACAGATGATTCTGTAGTTGTAGATGCCGATGTATCATCCATCATTCCATTTATTTACGAAAGATACCAGCGTTCAGAAGATTATCGTGAACAAGATGAAGACCGCTGGCTACGTGCTTACCGTAACTACCGTGGTCTATATGGACCTGATGTACAGTTTACTGAGGCAGAAAAGTCTCGCGTATTTATTAAAGTAACGAAGACAAAGACGCTGGCAGCTTACGGACAGATTGTAGATGTCTTGTTTGCTAATCAGCGTTTTCCTTTATCTGTAGACCCTACTGAGTTACCAGAAGGCGTGGTAGAAGATGTTAGCTTTGACCCACAGGAACCAGAGCAACTACGTGGTGACACAGCACTGTCTACTAGCCCATACGGTTTTGCTGGTGATGGCAACGACTTGGAGCCGGGTGCTACTGCACAGTCACTGCAAGAGAAGCTAGGCGTAGTACAGAACAAACTAGAGCCAGTGCAGGAGAAACTAAAAGAAGGTCCGGGTAAGACACCTACAGCGATTACATTTAGCCCTGCTATGATTGCTGCTAAGAAGATGCAAAAGAAGATACACGACCAACTAGAAGAGTCTGGTGCGGGTAAGCATATGCGTAACTCTGCATTTGAGATGGCACTGTTTGGTACAGGTGTAATGAAAGGCCCGTTTGCTACGGACAAAGAGTATCCTAATTGGGATGATGAAGGTAACTATGACCCACTGTTTAAGACAGTTCCGCAAGTACAGCATGTATCAGTTTGGAATTTTTATCCTGACCCTGATGCGAATAACATGGATGAAGCGCAGTACGTAATTGAACGGCACAAGATGTCACGTTCACAACTACGTAGTCTCAAGAAGCGCCCATACTTCCGTGGTCAAGTAATTGACGAGGTTATTGCTATTGGTGAGAACTACACAAAGAAGTATTGGGAAGATGACCTATCTGACTATGCACCTGAGTCTTCTATTGAACGCTTTGAAGTACTTGAGTATTGGGGCATGGTTGATGTCGATATGCTTGAAGAGCAAGACATTACAATACCAGATGAGTTGCAAGACTTTGACGAACTGCAAGCAAACGTGTGGATATGTAATGGCAAACTTATTCGTATGGTTCTTAATCCATTCAAGCCTAGCAAGATTCCATACCATGCTGCGCCATACGAACTGAACCCGTACTCATTTTTTGGAGTGGGTATTGCAGAAAACATGGACGACACACAAACTCTTATGAATGGGTTTATGCGTATGGCTGTCGATAACGCTGTCCTATCGGGTAACTTGATTATGGAACTAGATGAAACTAATCTAGTGCCGGGTCAGGACTTGTCACTATATCCGGGCAAGGTATTCCGTAGACAAGGTGGTGCGCCGGGTCAAGCTATCTTTGGAACTAAGTTTCCAAATGTATCATCAGAGAATATGATGCTGTTTGACAAAGCACGTCAGTTATCAGACGAAAGCACAGGTATGCCTAGCTTTGCTCATGGGCAAACAGGAGTATCTGGCGTAGGTCGTACTGCATCCGGCATATCAATGCTTATGGGTGCGGCACAGGGTGGTATTAAAACGGTAGTAAAGAATGTAGATGACTATCTACTACGCCCACTAGGTGAAGGTTTCTTCCGCTTTAACATGCAGTTTGACTTTGACCCTGAAATTAAAGGCGACTTAGAAGTTAAGGCACGTGGAACTGAAAGTCTTATGGCTAACGAAGTACGTAGCCAGCGTTTGATGCAGTTCTTACAAGTAGCAAGTAGCCCAGCACTTGCACCTTTTGCTAAGTTCCAATATGTAATCCGTGAGATTGCAACATCACTTGACTTAGACCCCGACAAAGTAACCAACAATATGGATGAAGCTGCTCTGCAAGCAGAGATTATGAAAGGCTTCCAAGCACCTGCACAACCAGAACAAGGTATGGCTACTGGTAGTCCAATGGACCCAACTGGCGCAGGTGGTGGTAATATAGGCACAGGACAAGTTCCTGTACCGGGTGAACAAGGATTTAGTGCAAATGGACAAGAAGCAAATACTCAGCAGCCTCAAGCCGCTGGTGGGCAACAACCACCAATGGGAGGCATTCAATAATTACTTAGATGATGCAATAGAACAGCATCACAAGGTAATGGAACAATCAACGGATACTGTTGCACTGCATAGACAACAAGGTGCAATAACTGTATTACGTAGGCTAAAACAACTAAGAGATGAGATAAATGGAATTACCTAAGTCAAAATCCCCTGATGCTTTTGAAAGGTTTAAAGAGGACCGTAGTAAAGTATATAAAGCAAACAAAAATAAAGTTGTAGAACATTTACAAAAAAGAGGATTACGTAAAGAAGCTATAGCTGCTATGTTAGCTAATATAGATGTTGAAACAGGTGGTTCTTTTGACTTTACCCAAAAACAAACAGTATCTGGTCGTGCTGGCGATCCTGAAACAGTAAAAGGTGGGGGTGTAGGATTATTTCAATTTGATGATTATCAAAAAGGTGTAGGTAATGAATCTTGGTATAAAGAATACTTAGAAGATTCTGGTAAAAAAGACAGTACCGAATCTCAAATAGACTACGTATTAGATGCTATATATGCAGAGAGTGATAAAGACGTAGGATGGAAATCTAAGTTAAAAATTGGAAAAGGTGATCTTGAAGTACTTAAACAATATTTAGATACTACCGAAAATCCTCGTGATATAGCAGATGCATTTGTTGACCGTTTTGAAAAAGCAGGGATACCACATTCTGATAAACGTAGAAATAGAACTGATAAGTATTTTAAAGAATTATCTTCTGAACAAAACATAAATCAAAATGAACCTATACAAGATGTAGGCAAAGATATTCCTATGAAAGACGAAAAGTTTCCTATGGAAAGAGTACAAGACATACCAGAAGAAAAAAGTATGTATGAAACTATAAAGCCGTATGTCCCTATACTACGGCACTTTAATGAAGGTGGAGCAGTACCAATGCAAAAACAAATGGAAATGTTTGAGGACGGTGGACTCAAAGATGAAGGTGGTTCAGTAGACCCTGTATCCGGCAATGATGTGCCACCCGGTTCTACACAAGAAGAAGTACGTGATGACATTCCAGCACAGCTAAGTGAAGGTGAGTTTGTATTCCCTGCTGATGTAGTGCGCTTTATTGGTCTTAACAATCTTATGCAGATGCGACAGCAAGCTAAGATGGGGTTGAAACAAATGGAAGAGATGGGTCAAATGGGTAATAGCGAAGAAGCTACTATGCCAGATGATTTGCCGTTTGACATTAATGACCTTGACATGGAAGATGAGTTGGAGTATAATGTTGGTGGTTTTGTTCCCGGCACATTAGAGCAGCAGCAATATGGTATTAGTGGTATGCAAAAAGCTGATGCACCAACAACGGGCGTAGCAGCCGTACCACAACAAGCTGCATCAAGTCAGTATGTACAACCTATACAAGCTGCAGTGCCTACTGCTCCTGTGTACAAACCTGCAGAAGTTCCTACCTTTAAAGGCTTTGTAGGAGAGAATGTTCCCGGCGTGGATTTTGAATATGTAGAATATAAGAATGAAGCAGGTAATATTATTAAACTACGTAAAAGTAAAACAACAGGTGACTTACTAGACCCTGTACCAGAAGGCTATACATTTGTAGACCCAGAGGCTACTAAGGTAGAAGAAGCAACTGTAGCACCTACAACACCGCAAACTACCAGTGTACGTGAAGAACAGACAGGTGGGGAAGACCGTGACTCTTATGGTCCTACTGATGAAGAAATATATGGTCCGGGTGGAGGACGTTTAAGTGTAGCTGGTGAAAAATATGGTGTATCTTTTGGTAATATGGGTGGTTTACCGGGTCCTGCGGGTGCTGTTCAGGGTGTGTTTGGATTAGCAACAGGCAAGGCACTACCGTCAGGTGCTACAGTTACTTTTCAAAATGCTGACGGTAAATTTACTCTTAAAGGAAGTGAATATAATGCTCTTAAAAATACTATTGCGGGTGCAGATGGTGGTGTAAATTCACCAGAAGTAAAAACTATGTTTGATGATTTGAAAAAATCTGCACAAGCAAGAAAAGAAACAGAACAAAAAATAAAAGAAGAAAAAGAAAGACGGGATAAAGATAAAAGAACCAAAGAACAACAACGTCAAGATGCTATTGCAGAACAAGTGGAAAAGGCACAAATAAAAACTGACATTAAACAAGCCCAAGCAAAAGCAAGAGCAGAAATGAAAGCAAAAGAAGATGCTGCCGCTACTGCCGCAAGAATATCAAGAGAACAATCTGAAATAGCTAGTGGGCAGTATCAAGATTCTGGTGGTAATGATACTACTGCTCAACAAGCCTCAGATGATTATACAGCAAGTGCAGTTTCTGAAGCAGTAAGCACAGGAGATTATAGTAGAGGTTTTAATGAAGGTGGCCTAGCTTCTAAACCAAAACCTAAAGTTAAGAAGAAAATGAAGCGTGGTGGATTAGCTTCTAAAAAATAATCCACAATTCGTTGGCTACTCACTCCCCATGCCCGACAGTGTGGCTACGGTGGCCCCAACAAGGAGAATACAATGAACGATACAATCATGGCAGAAGAAATGCAGTCAACACCAAAGGCAGCATTTGTAAATAAACCTTACACGCAAGAAGAACGAGTAAAGCGTGATGAGGAAGAACTAGAAGAACTGATGAAGGCACGTGACGGTGAAGAAGAAGTAGAGGAAGTAGAAGCTGAACCTACTAGCGCAGAAGAGAAAACATTTAAGAAGCGTTACTCTGACCTACGCCGACATCAGCAGAAACAAGCAGAAGAATTTAAGACTGAACTAGCTGCGCTTAAAAGTCAACTGGAAAGTGCTACTAAGAAAGAAATGAAGTTGCCTAAGTCCGATGAGGACATTGAACAATGGGCTTCAGACTATCCTGATGTAGCAGCTATCGTTGAAACAATTGCAATGAAGAAGGCACGTGAGCAATCAACTGCTCTTGAAGAACGTCTTAAAGCAATTGATGAGTTACAAAACTCAGCTACGAAAGAAAAAGCAGAAGCAGCATTAATGCAGATGCATCCAGACTTTGATGACATTCGTGACAGTGATGACTTCCACGAGTGGGCAGAAGAACAACCTAAGTGGGTACAAGACGCACTGTACGAGAATGATAATGACGCACGTTCAGCAGCAAGAGCAATCGACCTCTACAAATCAGATAGAGGCATTGGCAAAGAAACTAAGAGCAAGAGCAATAAGAGTGCAGCAGAGGCGGTTTCGACAAAGAATAAAAGAAGCAAGCCGCAAAGCGATGAAGCGTCTACATACCTTAAAGAGTCAGATGTAGACAAAATGTCTACACAAGAGTATGAGAAACACGCAGATGAAATCATGGATGCTATCCGTAGTGGTAAGTTTATCTATGATTTATCTGGCTCTGCACGATAAAAAAGAGTTGACAAGTACTTATTTATAAGTATAACTATAGTCATGTATGATGTAAACGGGTTAGCTACTTGTTTACATTGTCAATCCGCAAACGACAAAAATCTTAAAGATTACCTGATTAGCATGGCCTATTGAGTACATTGGTTGCAACCCTTGTATAAGATACACCCTACGTTAGACAGCCTCTGCAAAGAATTGTACTGTTTGCATCTGTACAATCCAAAACAATAGGAGATGGATTATGGCTTTCCCAAGAGCAGCGGGTTACAACAACTTACCTAATGGTAATTTTAGCCCGGTAATTTACTCCAAACAGGTGCAGCTTGCATTCCGCAAGGCCGCTGTTTGTGACGCAATTACGAATAACGACTACTTTGGTGAAATCGCAAACTTTGGTGATTCAGTTAAAATCATTAAAGAACCCGAAATCACTGTTAAGGCATACGAACGTGGTACTACAATCACGCCGCAAGACCTTGACGATGAAGACTTCACACTGACCGTTGACAAAGCAAACTACTTTGCATTCAAAGTTGACGACATTGAAGAAGCACATTCGCACGTAAACTTTGAGTCTCTCTCAAGCAACCGTGCAGCATACCGCCTAGCCGACCAGTTTGACCAAGATGTTCTTGGCTACCTGTCAGGCTTTAAGCAGTCTGCAATTAGTGGTACACCTGACACTGTTAACAACGTAGTTAACGGTACTAAGTCAGTTACAACTGCTGGTTCTGACGAACTGCTGGCAAGCATGAAGCTGAACGCATCCGACTTCAACGCAGGTAATGCTGCTAACTGTGTCGGTCTGAAGCCTCGCGCATCAGAAGCTGTTCCTACAACTGCTGGTGTAGCTAACCCACTTACCGTGATTGCACGTATGGCACGTCAACTTGACCTGCAAAACGTAGACTCTCAGGGACGTTGGTTGGTTGTTGACCCAGTGTTTGTTGAACTGCTGAAAGACGAAGACTCACGTTTGTTTGATTCAGACTTTGGTGGTTCTGGTCTGCAGAATGGTTTGATTCTGAATAACCTGCATGGCTTTAAAGTCCATGTCTCTAACAACCTGCCTAAAGTTGGTACTGGTCCTTCTACTACTGGTGGAACCAATGCTAATAACTTTGGTGTGATTGTTGGTGGTCATTCATCAGCCGTTGCTACTGCTGACCAAATCAACAAGACTGAGACTTACCGCGACCCGGACAGCTTCGCTGATATTGTCCGTGGTATGCATCTGTATGGCCGCAAGATTCTTCGTCCTGAAGCACTTGTTAACGCCAAATACTGCTTGGTTTAAGGAGAATAGATTATGGCACTAGGTGATAACACTCTCCAAGCCGCACGTGGCAACTCGCAGCGTGGGCGTAATCCATACATGGTTCAGACCACATTTGACTTTGCAACAGCACTGTCTGACAAAGGTGGCGCACTTGCCGCTGGCGATGTCATTCCAGTAATTGCTGTTAAAAAAGGCATGATGGTGATGAATGCAGGTATTGAAGTTGATACTGCCTCTGACGGTTCTACTCTTACTGTAGACCTTGGCATGATTGCAGCTGAAGATTTCGTTGATGGTTTTGACGGAACTTCTGCAGCAGGTGTTGTAGCACAGAACCCAGCAGCCTATTCTCCACGGATGGCTGTTGCTGATGACAACATCGACCTCAAACTTGTTACCCTGTCAGGTGGCGCAGTTACTACGGGTAAACTCCGTATCTGGGCTGTCATCATGGATTGCAATGACGAAGGCGATTTGACTGCTCAAGAAGTAGCACGTGACTTTGCTTAAATAACATAGTATTGGGGCAGGGCAACTTGCCCCTTTACTTTCATTTTATTATAAGGATGCACAATGGCATACACTTACCTAGACATTACTAATGAAGTCATTGCACGTATGAATGAAGTTGCGCTTACGTCAGCTAACTTTGGTTCTGCCCGTGGCTTTCAGGTACAGTGTAAGAATGCAGTCAATGATGCTATCAACTATGTCAACCAGCGAGAGTTTGGTTGGCCTTTTACACATTCAACACAGACACAAACATTAGTAGCTGGGCAAACACGCTACACTATTCCTGCTGATGCACAGTCCGTAGACTACGATACATTTAGAATTAGCAAAGACGATACTCTAGGTGTGTCAGGAATTACTTTACGTATTATAGATTACAAAGAATACACACAAAAATATATTGACCAAGAAACTACATCAGATGTAGGCGCAGTTCCTATCTATGTATTTCGCACACCAGATAATAACTATGGCATGTATCCATACCCAGATAAAGCCTATGAACTAAAATATGAATACTTCCAAAAACCTACAGCTTTGTCAGCGCATGGTGATGTACCTACCATACCAGAGCAGTTCAGACAAGTGATTGTAGATGGTGCTACCGCATACGCATATCAGTATCGTGGTGAAGCACAACAGTATGGAATTAACTTTGCGCGTTTTGAGGACGGTATTAAACAAATGCAAACTATTCTTCTCAATCGTGCTGACTACGTTAGGTCTACATATATTCCCTACTCACAAAGGTATGGTGCTGGCGCGGGTGGATTTTAGAGGTTTTAAATGGCAGATGAATCTGGCCTTAATCCCTTTGTGTTTGCATGTCAAGGTGGTCTAGTTCTCGACCAATCAACCTTTGCAATGCAGCCGGGGATGGCACTTGAACTAGAAAACTTTGAACCTGCCACTACTGGTGGGTACAGACGTATCTCAGGTTATAACAAGTGGAACTCTAACATTGTTCCGCAAGACCAATCTGCCAGTGAGTCTGTACTTATGTCGGCATACTTTAAGGGTAGTATCCTAGCCGCACGTGGACGTAAGATACATAAGGCTGCAACAGGTAGCGGTTCTTGGACTGAGATAGACTCAGGTAGAACAGGTGCAGAACGCTATACATTCTTTAGATACAATCTAGCTGGCACAGATTTTATTGTATGGGCTGATGGTGCTAATCGTGCATCTAAATATGACAATACTACTGTAACAGATATTAACGCTACTGGCGCACCTACAGACCCTAAGTTTGTAACCGGATTCAAGAACGCACTATTCTTTGCTGGTATGTCTTCTACTCCACAGGAGTTAGTATTTACTGCACCATACACCGATACGGATTTTAATACGGCTAACGGTGCTGGTTCTATAAAAGTAGATAGTGATATTACAGGATTGTTTCCGTTTCGTGATGCACTGTATATCTTCTGTGAAGAACGTATATTTAAGCTGGTAGGTAACACTGTAGCTGACTTTGTACTGCAACCTGTAACAAGAGAGATTGGTTGCCTCAACGGATTTACCATCCAAGAATTTGCAGGTGATATTATTTTCTTAGGTCCAGATGGACTGCGTACTGTTGCTGGTACAGAGAGAATTGGTGACGTAGAACTTGGTACAATCAGTCGCGCAGTGCAAGAACGCTTTGAAGGACTGTCTGACGTAGATGAGTTTGACAGTGTAATTATCCCAGATAAGACACAGTATCGCATCTTCTTTAGTAACAATGCTACGCCGCGTTCTACCACTACTGGTGTTATCTGTGTACGTAAAGGTGATAGCTACGAGTTTGCAGATATTAAAGGTATCAGGCCAAGTAGCACAGACAATATTGTAGTAGCAGGTGACACTATTGTAGTACACGGAGACTTTGATGGTTACGTGTATCGGCAAGAACAAGGCGATGACTTTGACGGTAACGTAGTAACAGGCAAGTATCGTTCTCCTGATTTGACTATGGGCGATGCAGGACTACGTAAGACCTTTGAACGTGTTATCATTAACTATGCACCAGAAGCGGCAGTTAACGCTGACTTGTTTGTACGATACGACTATGAGTCACCAAATGTGGCAAGACCAGCAGCGTACCCATTTGATACAGCTACATCGGTAGCTATCTATGGTACATCTACATACGGCGTTGCAACATACGGTGGACAATCTAACCCATTGGTAAGACAACCGATTGAAGGCAGTGGATTTGCTGTAGCACTGCGGGTTAACGATAGAGGCACATCAGCACCATATTCACTTAAAGGATTTCAGCTAGAGTTCCAAGCTGATGCAAGGAGATAATTAATGGCAGGTTATACTAGACAATCCAGTTATGCTGACGGTGACATTATTAATGCAGCCGACAGTAATGACGAGTACAACCAATTACTAGCAGCATTTGTAAATACAACAGGTCACAAGCATGATGGCACAGCCGCAGAAGGTCCAGTCATAGGATTGATTGGTGACCCCGGCGTTGTTACTCCAAAGAACAAAGTCGTAGTAGACGATGCTAATAATCAAGTAGAAGTATCTATTGACGTAGGCGGTACAAGCACTGAACAGCTTGTTATTAAGGACGGTGTAATTGAACCTACTACAGACAATGACATTGACTTGGGTGCATCAGGTAAAGAATTTAAAGACCTATATCTTGACGGTACAGCAAACATTGACGCACTTGTAGCTGACACTGCTGACATTAACGGTGGTACGGTAGACGGTGCAGTAATAGGTGGCGCATCTGCTGCTGCTATTACAGGTACAACAGTTGTTGCTAATACTAGCATTAACATTGCAGGTGACGGTGCTACCGTTACAGGCATTAAAGACGAAGATGATATGTCATCTAACAGTGCGACTAAACTCGCTACTCAGCAATCAATTAAGGCTTATGTAGATGCCCAAGTTACCGCGCAAGACCTCGACTTCCAAGCAGACTCAGGTGGAACATTATCTATCGACCTTGACAGCGAGACTTTTACGCTTACAGGTGGCACAGGTATTGATACTGCTGGTTCTGGCAATGCTGTTACTTTTGCTATTGATAGCACCGTAGCAACTCTTACAGGGTCACAGACGCTTACTAACAAGACTATTGATGTAGACAATAACACTGTATCTAACATCGAAGTAGACAACCTCAAGTCAGGCGTACTTGATACTGACCTGTCTAGCGTAGCTGGTACAGATACTACACTGGCATCCGCTAAAGCTATTAAGACTTACGTAGACGCACAGGTAACTGCACAGGACTTAGACTTCTCAGGTGACAGTGGTGGCGCACAGAACGTAGACTTAGATAGTCAGTCACTGACATTCACTGGTGGTACAGGTATTGATACTACAGGTTCATCACAGACAATGACTGTAGCTATTGACAGCACTGTAGCTACACTAACAGGGTCACAAACTTTAACAAATAAAACCTTGACAAGTCCTGTGCTGAATAGTACAATAAGTGGAACTTCAATTAAAGATGAAGACGATATGTCTTCTAACAGTGCCAGCCACTTAGCAACACAGCAATCAATCAAAGCATACGTAGATACACAAGTAGCTACAGTACCTACAGGCGATATTACTTCTGTAGTAGCTGGTTCAGGTATGACAGGTGGTGGTACATCAGGTGATGTTACTCTTAATGTTATCGGTGGTACAGGTATTACTGCTAATGCTGATGAAATTACTATTGACGCTACAGTAGCCACACTGTCTGGTACACAGACACTTACAAACAAAAGTATTGATGCATCACAGCTTACTGGTACAGTAGCTAATGCAAGACTAGATGCAGAGTTACAAGCACTAGCAGGTTTAACATCTGCAGCAAATAAAGGTATTGAGTTTACAGGTTCAGGAACTGCAGGAACTTATGACTTAACTGCCGCAGGTAAAGCCTTGTTGGATGATGCTGATGCAGCAGCACAACGTAGTACATTAGGTCTAGGCTCTGCTGCAGTATTGACAGCAGGTACATCAGCAAGTAATGCAGTACAGCTAGATGGTTCTGCAAGACTACCAGCAGTAGATGGTTCGCAGTTGACTAATCTACCAGCAACAGGTGCAACTGCTGGCTTTGCAGTAGCTATGGCAATTGCACTTTAGCACTTGACAAACAAGTAAAAGTATGGTATAATTATACTTATCTTAATTAGGAGATGAAATGGCACAGGATTTTGAAAGAAACATTGCAAGGAATGTTGGTACAGGCGCAGTAACAATGCGTACAGCTAACTCCGATGATGCACTGATTGGTATCAATATTGCTAATGTTACAACAACACAGATTCTAATGGATGTGTTTATTAATGATGGGTCTAACGACTATTACATCATTAAAGATGCACCTATCCCTGTAGGTTCAACCTTGCAGGTACTAGATGGTGGTGCAAAGGTTGTAATGCAAGCAAGTGATGTACTCAAGGTACAAAGTGATACTGCATCAAGCGCAGATGTTTGGGTTTCCGTAGTCGATACTATTAGTTCATAAGGAA